GGGTGTTATTTCCATAATATCTTTATCAAATTCCACTTCCAGAAAAGCACTCAGTTGCACGAAGTAATTGATGAGAGCATTCATAAGGGCAGTATCTGCCCTCCCAGAGGCATTCATAATTGGTGCTTTGACCAACGTGCCGCTCCGGAACTTGCCCTTAGGCTGCTTCCAAGATTCGAGAACATGCATAAATAATTCGTTATCTAGGGGCAATCCCCAATGTCGATATACTGAATAAACGAACATGAAAGCATCTCGGTTGTAGGTAGCATCGAACTTGGAAAAATCGTTCTCAATTATGACATATGTTATATTTTCCTCGCCGACACCACCATTTTGTATTTTAATCTTGAAATCATTTCCAAAAATGTTGCGTGCCCACCTATTCCCTTCCTCCGGGCCAAGACCGCCAAAATACGTTCCACAATTATCCAGATTTAAGATTGAATGCAAGTGATTAGTTGTGGGTCGCAAAAATGGTCCAGCCAAGACTTGTGAAATTGGTGACGGGTTGCAAATTATTCTTGGATTCATAGCCGGTCTCTTACCGCCTATATCACAGCCATGGGTATCTAGCTCTCTCTTCAAGAAGAAGCTAAAGTCAATTTTTGGTAAATTCGTTCCTTTCTTTTTGTCTCTGCCAAAGTCAAGCAATGCTCTGTAATAGATGGACTTCTTCCTCGGCTCGAATGTTGATATCCACGTTTTGCCGCTCCAATCAGTTATTTTCCATAGACGTTCATTTATTTCATCAACATTCTTTTTGAGTCGGTATAAATACTTCTCCACATTGCTATGACTTGCTATGCCCAATGAAATCAAATCCCTGGCCACTACTCCATCGGGACTGAAATCGTATACTACTACTGGCATAGGCTTAATAACTATGGCCTCGCCTAAAAGACCATGTTTGATGGCAAAGTCAAATAATTTAGAAAATCGGCCAGGTTTGGCGTCAGAAATGGGTTTAGCGAATATTCGAACTTGCAACGTCTTTTCTTCAATGTCCTTGTTGCCCAAGTTCAAAACTCTCCCCCTCGTTCCGATCCCAACCCCTACCAATTGTGACCCTGACGAAGTTTTGTCCGTTCTCATCCTCCTACTAGTTTTCCAACCCGGATCCTTACCATTGTATTTTTCTTCACACTTCAAGTTATCTCTCAATGGCTTGGGTTTGTAATAAGGGTTGGCAGGTTTTAGGATGGTGGGGTAGGGTAGATAGTGTATTTTGGAACTATTATCAGGCATGTAATGTAAATTGTCTCCGGCTCTAACCTGATGCTCGTAGACATTATTTCTGCTAGCGTAGTAGCAAGATTCACAGTAGCCTTTTACCCATTTGTACTTTAGAGGTGCAAACTTTCGAC